TTTTCTCGAAGCACGGTATCGGATGGGCTGGCCGCGAGCTGCGCGACATCAAGGACGTAAACAAACAGCTCGACTATGTGCTGGAGCTGGTCGACCGCATCGACGATCCACGGCAAAAGCGTTTGGTGCTAGAGCGGCTGCAATTGCCGCAAAACTTGGCGCAGATACCGCGCGCCGAACGGCAACGCGCCATCGAGGAATACCGCAAGAGTGTCGGGCCGCTAAATAAGGAAACCAAGGAGTCGGCGCTGCGCTTTGAGGAAGCGATGATTAAGCTGGCGACCGCTTGGGAGGTGTTCACCAAGCGGCTGGCGGAAAACGGCGGCCTCGACGCAATGTCGAAAATGCTCGAAACGATGGCGGGCAATGCCACGTCGTTTGCGGACTCGGTCAACGCATGGGCAAGGGCCCTTAGAGCGGCGACCGGCGGCGGCGGTGACAAGAAACCCGGCGAGACATCCGGCGGCGTCACGCGGCAAAGTGCGCCGGGCCCGGGCGGTGACGATCCGGCCAAGGTCATCAAGACCGGCACCAGCGAGGGCGTGGTCGACGCCTTCAAAAAAATGGCGCTCGACATGGGCGGCGGCGATGGTAGCGCGCCGGTGATCCGCGCATCGCTCGGCCCGAGCGGCGGCGGTGGTGGCGGCGGCGGCGGCGGCGGTGGTGGCGGCGGTGGTGGCGGGGGCGATCCGGCAGCCCCGGGCGGCACCTCGCCGGGCGGCGGCGGCAGCGCGCCAAACCAATCCGACCGGCCCGGCTACATCGGCGGCACCGTCAAGATCGGCGGCAAAACCTTTCATTGGGGCTCGGGCGGCGGCGGGCGCGGCTCGATCCCTTACGGCGATTTCCCGGTTAACATCGGCAAAGGCGACATCGGCTCGATAGGTCAGCGGATAGGCTCGATAGGCACCATCGGGCGGCCCGGCGGCGAAATCGACGATCCGAAATATCCCGGGCGGCCACGCACCGGAATCCAAATACATCCGTCGAGCGGCGCGATGCTCGACCGGCTCTATACGCAAGGCTGTTTCGGCGTGCCGCGCAGCGAGTGGCCCGCGTTCAAAAAGATATTGCTAGAGGAAGCGGCCAAGGGCCCGCTGATGCTGCACATCGGGCGCGACGGTAAGGCCGAGATTCTCGGCAAAGAGGAATTTGAAGCGCGCAAAAAAATACCGCTGCCGCGATCTCGCCCGGCAGAGCTGCCCGACAAGGACGATACGCCAGCACCGCCGCCGCGCGAGAGGCTGCGCGAGGCCGCCAACACCGGCGACGGCGGTGTGGAAGGCGCGGCCAAGGTGCGGGTCGAGCTAAACGGTTTTCCGCGCGGCACCAAAACCACGGCATCATCGAGCGGGGTGTTTTCCGAGGTCGAGCTGCATCGCGGTCGCGTGCCGCAAAGCGAAAGCATCTAACCGATGGCCGATCAAGAGGAAGCCACCAAGATCGTCGTCGAGGTCGTCGATAAGTTTTCGCGCCCGCTGTTCAATCTGAAAAGAGAGCTGGAAGGGCTTAGCAGCAAGGGCGGCGAGGGCGCGACCAAAACCGCCAAGAGTTTCGACACCTTGCGGCAATCGGTGCATAGCGTTTCGCAAACCGTGACCGGCACGCTGATGCCGAGCTTGCGCGTTCTCGGGATCGGCTTTGCCGGTGTCGCCGGGACACTGGCCACGTTTGTTGCGGGCCTCAAAAGCCTCGCCGGTGGCATCAACGAGCTGACGCGACTCAGCACCGAAACCAAGATCGGCATCGACAAGATGCGCGAGCTGGAGGCGGTCGGTCGCCGGGTTGGAATCACGGCAGAACAGATGCGCGCCGGGTTTCGCGGCTTCAGCGAGGAAATGGACAAGCTGCGGATCGGCACCGGCGACCTACAAAAGTTTTTCTCGGAGCATCGCATCGGTTGGCTCGGCGGCGAGCTGAAAGGCATCAAGGATGTCAATCAACAACTCGACCGCGCGCTGGAGGTGATCGACCGGATTGCCAACCCGAGGCAAAAGCGGCTGGTGTTGGAACGCTTACAATTGCCGCCAAACCTCGCGCAGATTCCCCGGGCCGAGCGCGAGCGCGCTATCGAGGAATATCGCAAGACCGTTGGCCCGCTCGACAAGGCGACCAAGGACTCGGCGCTGCGTTTCGACGAGGCCATGACCAAGATGGCGTTGGCTTGGGAAAAGTTTATTAACCGGCTGGCGGAAAAAGGCGGGCTCGACGAGTTCACCAAGCTGATGAATCTGGTGGCGGGCAGCGCCGGAAAGATCGCCGACGAGATACACAAAGCGGCGATAGACTTTCATAACATCTACACCGACATTGTTAAGATCAGGGATTTATTAAAGGACATGAAACCCGGCGGTGGCATCCCGGGCATTCCGGGCAGCTCTGGCCGCGACCCGGGCTATAAAGATTGGGACAAAAAAAGCTGGTGGGAACGGTTGTTGCCGCAATGGGATAAGTTGAAGCCCGGGCCGACGGGCTTGCTGGATAGCAAGGACGAAACCATCAAGGTCATCAAGATCGGCACCAGCGAGGGCGTCGTCGACGCCTTCAAAAAGATGGCGCTCGATGCCGGTGGTGATAGCGCCGCCGGTGGCGGCAGCACATTCGGCGGCGGGTCGGTGATGCGCGCCTCGCTTGGCGGCGGCGGTGGTGGCGGTGGTGGTGGTGGTCGGCGGGCCGGGCCCGGGCCCGGCCCCGGTGGTGATCCGGCGTCGCCGGATAGCGATGCCTCGTCGACGCCCGCGCTGCGCAGCCTCGCGATGGATCGGGCGCGCTTTGCCAAGGAACTAGAAAACAATCCCGCGCTGCGCGAGAAAATTCTCGGCATTGCCGCCGGTGAAAACAAAGACCCGACAGCCGCGCTTAGCGTCATCGAGTCGATGATGAATCGCGCCTCGCAGCGCGGCACCACGCTGGAGCAAGCCGCCCGGTTAACCCGCGAGCGCGGCGGCTATTATGCGGGGTACGATCCGGGCTCGCTGCGGCGGCCTGAAATCCGCAAGCGCATGGAGGATGCGCTACAGCGCGCGCTTGGCGGCTCAAACGCTAGCGACTTTGCCACCGACAACTCGTCGGGCGGGCTGGCGGCACGCGAGCGGCGCAGCGGTTCGTTTCGTTTTCATAAGGGCTACGGCGGCGAGAGTTTCTTCTCACCGGGAACGAGTGGCCGGGGCGCAGCCGGTCGCGAGCGTTATGAGCGATGGCGGAAAAATTTACAGGAACAAGACATTCCGCTGCCGCGACCGAAACCGCCGGGGGCGGACAGGCCCGAGGTGCCGCGCACCGAGTTTAGAAACGCGTCGAACAGCACGCGGATCGAGGGCGACGCCACCGTGCGGATCGATCTTGCCGGTCACCAATCCGGCAGGGTAGCGGGCGGCGGCGGCGTGTTTTCAGATGTCACCATCCACGGCGGCAACACCGTGCCGCTCGCCAGTGAAAGCGCCTGACAATGGCAACACCGTTATGGCGCGCGATGCTGGTGCCCGCGATGTTTCGGTTTGCGCCGTTTCACGTCGACACCAATGCCCGGTCATCGGGCCGCCGCATCGTGCTGCACGAATTTCCGAAACGCGATGTGCCCTATGCCGAGGACATGGGCCGCAAGGCGCGCACCTTCCCGGTCACCGGCTACGTGATCGGGCCGACCTATGTGGTGCAGCGCGAAATGCTGGAGGCCGCACTCGAGGCCGAGGGCCCCGGGCTGTTGATCCTGCCGACCTTGCTGCAACGCGATTCGATCCTGTGCCAAGTGCGCGACTACACCGTGCGCGAAACCCGGCAAGCGGGCGGCATGGCCGAGTTCGATATGCAATTCGTCGAGGCGGGTGAAATGGGTTTCTCGATCAATATGGACAGCCAAGGCGCGACCGAAACCGCTGCCGACAATGCCGAGACGCAAACGGTCGAGGATTCAAACCAAGCGTTGACCGAGGATGAATCACAGCGGCGGGTTGTTTGATGAGATCGGATGCCCGCGAGGAAGCGACCCGGCTTGTCATCAATGTCGTCAAGGACTTATTGAACACCATGACCCTCGACGCCGGGCGCACCGGCTCGATGGTGCGGCTCGCCGCGGGCGACTTGATTGCCGATGCCGAAATGCTGATCGAGGGCGCGGCGATTGCTGCGCCGCTGGCCGAGCTGTTCGACCTCGCGCGTTTGGCGGGGGCCACCGTTAACGAGTTTGATCTGGTGCGCAAGCACACCGTCGCCGTGATCCCGGTCTATAACGCGACGCTGTCGGTGCAGAACAGCACCATTCGTTTTGCGCTGGTGCAATGCGCGCGCATCCTGGCGGTGACCACGCTGAAAAGCCGACCCGAGGTCGACGCCTATCTGGACCGGATGAACGCGGCGTTTGATCAAGCCGAGACGGTGGCGGCCAACAGCCTCGATCAAGCGTCCTATCGCTCGATCATCGCGCTGCACGCCGCGGTGACCTATGACCTGACCACGCGGGCGCGGCCGTTGCCGCAGATGGTGGTTTATAATTTCGTGCGGTCCAAGCCCGCGCTGTGGATCGCGCAACGGCTCTATAGCGACGCCGCCCGCTGTGACGAGTTGGTCGACGAAAATAGGCCGGTGCATCCGGCTTTTGTGCAGATGCCCGTTCGCGCGCTGTCGCAATGAACCATGCCAAACCCGCAAGAAATCTGCACCGTTCAAGCTGGCGGCACGCTCTATAAGTTTTGGAAAGAGGTCGAGGTAACCCGCACCGCCTCCGACATTGTGTCGCGGGCGACGCTGGTGGTGGCCGAGATCGGCGACCTCAACAAGGGCTGGAAATCGATCCGGCTGCCGCCGGGCGCGCCGGTCAAGATCATGCTGGCGGGCGAGCTGGCGCTGACCGGCGCGGTCACGGTGCGACAGGTTAGCTATGATGGCAATTCGCATAACGTGCGGTTCATCTGCCAATCAAGCACCGCGGCGCTGGCCAAGAGTTCGCTGGTGCTGCCGCCGGGACAATTCAAAAACCAGACGCTAGAAAAGCTCGCCAACGCCGCCACCAAAAAATACGGCATCACGTTCTCGCTGAAGGGGATGCCGGAAGGCGCGCAAAAGGTTTTCGAGCGGGTCAGCTTGCATTGGGGCGAAAGCCCGTTTCAATTCATCTTGCGGCTGGCGCAGATGCGCAACATTCACCTTTTGGATAACGCGGCGGGCAATCTGATCGGCATCCGCGGCGGCGGCCAACAGGTCGCCGATCTGCAAGAGGGCCGCAACATCCTGCAAGCGGAGCTGGTGTGGTCGCAAGACAACGCGGCCGACACCATCAAGGTCGACGGCGATCAGCACGGCACCAACGCGCATTGGGGCGACAAGGCGCGGGCGCAATCCGCCGAGGCGAAGAATCCAAATTACAAAGGCAAGGTGCCGTCGCCGTTGCTGATGGTGATGCCGCAGCCCGGCGATGTTAAAGACGCGCAGATGTTTGCCAACCATTCGGTCGATCTCAACGCCGCCACCATATTCACGGCAAACATCACGGTGCGCGGCTGGCAGCGTCAGGGCGGCAAGCTTTGGTTGAACGAGGTTGGCAGCCTGATCAACCTTTATTCGCCGATGTTGCTGCCACAGGATCGCGCCAAGCTCGGCATTCAAAGCGCGACCTGTCGGCAGAACGATACGACCGGCACCACAACGACGCTGGAGCTGGTGCTGCCGGATCGGCTCGGCGGGCGCGATCAGATCAGTGTCGGCCCCAATGCAACGCCCGAGTCTGCACCATCATCGGCGAAACCGGCGGAACCGAAAGAGGAACCCTAATGCGAGTGTCGACGCGCACGCTTGGCGACAATATGAAAAACGCCATCAAGCGCGTCACCGTCGAGAAGAACGACGACGAGCCGTTGTTTCGCGAGCATGAGGTGAGTCTCTACACCGAGGAAAAGCAAAAAGAGATCGAACACTTTGAGCCTTATGGTTTGACCTCGCGGGTCAAGAAACCGACCGGCCAAGGCAAGCAAAAGAAAAAGGCCGAGGGGCTGATCGTGTTCACCGGCGGGCAACGCTCGCACGGCGTGCTGATCGTCACCGGTGATCGGCGTTATCGGTTGCTCGGGCTGAAAGAGGGCGAGGTCGCGCTGTTCGACGATCAGGGTCAGCAAGTGCATTTCACGCGCGACGGCATCGTGACCAGCGCGCCGAAAAGCAAAAAGATCGTGCATCAGATCATGGACAGCGACGACAAGCCAAAGCCGCAGAAAAGCGGCGCGAGCGGCGGCGCGAGCGGTAAGCAAGGCAAGGCCACCGACGGCGGCGGCCAAGCGAGCGGCGGCCAACAGGGCGGCGACGCCGACGGCCAAGGCGCACAATCAACGCAAAAGGCGTTGACCAGCCTGACGCTGACCAAGGACGCTTGGTCGGTCAACCATCCGACCAAGATGCAATTCACGGTCGGCGGCAGCACGCTGTTGATCGAGGCCGACAAGATCACGGTCACTAGTAAGACGATCACCGAAAAGGCGTCGACCCGTTACGAAACCGTCGGGCCGACGTTCCTCGGCCTCAGTAGCGCGGGCGGTGACGGGCCCAAGGTGGCGACCGAGGGCGGCATTGCGAAACAGACCAAGGCCGAGGTGTGAATGCCCGACCTCAGACTGTTCGACATTGTTTCGCCGTTTGCGGTGACGTTCGACCTGTTGCAAAAGCGCGACGGGCTGATCGACGAAACCGAGGCGCTGGCGACCGCGGTGATCGTGGCGCTCGGCACCAACCGGCTGGCGCTGCCCGACGATGTGCTGCCCAACGATGACGACACCGACCGGCGCGGCTGGTGGGCCGACACCGACGCGGAGCTGATCTGGAAGGCGTGGCCAATCGGCTGCCGCCTGTGGTTGCTGGAGCGGCACAAGATCACCGGCTTTGAAGCCAGCCAAGGCTCGACCTTGGCGCGGATCGACACCTACATCCGCGAGGCGCTGCGCCCGTTCGTCGAGAATCGAATCTGTTCAAGCTTCGACGTGACGGTGACGCGCACCGAGCTGCAAAAGATCGTGGCGCGCATCACCATATGGCGCGGCCCGCTGCCCGCCATTCAATTGCAAGTCCAAGACCTGTGGAACGAGATCGGGACATAACGAATGCCGTGGATCACGCCGACGCTGGAGGATGTCCGCAAGCAAAACCGCGACTACATCACCGCGCGGCTGCACTCGGCGGCGATGGTGCCCAACAGCGTGCTGCGCGTGTTGTCCGATGCAAATGCCGGGCTGGCGTTTCTGGTGTTGCTGTACATCGATTGGCTGTCGCTGCAATTGCTGCCCGACACCGCCGAAACCGAATGGCTCGACCGGCATGCCGACATCTGGCTGCCCGGCGATGGCCGCAAGCCCGCGACGTTCGCGCATGGCTCGGGCACCGTCACCGGCATCGGCGGCACCATCGTGCCACAAGGCACTCAGCTCACCGGGCCGACCAGCGTTTTATATGAGACGACCGAGCTGATCATCATTGGCAGCTCGGCGACGCCGGTCGGCATCCGCGCCGTCGATCCTGGCGCGGCGGGCAATCTTGATCCCGGCTCGGTGATCGGATTCGTCGGCGCAATCGCTGGCATCGACGGCACCGCGACCATCGTCGAGATGAGCGGCGGCGTCGACATCGAAAGCGATGACGAGCTGCGCGAACGCGTGCTGGAGCGCATCCAACAGCCGCCGATGGGCGGCGCGGCTTACGACTATGTGGCATGGGCCAAACAGGTGCCGGGCGTCACGCGCGCATGGGCTGTGCCCGAGCAAGGCACCGGCACCATCACGATCCGGTTTTTGATGGACGATCTGCGCGCCGACGATGACGGTTGGCCGACGCCCGACGACATCAAAACCGTGGCGACCTACATCGACCAAAAGCGCCCGGTGACGGTGAAAGATTGTTATGTGATGGCACCGATCAAATATTTCCTCGACATGAATATCACCGATCTTGCCAAGGATGACGCGGCGACCCGCGCCTCTATCGAGCAAGAGATTCAAGACATTCTTTTCATCAAGGCGGCCCCGGGCCAAACCATTTTCCGGTCGTGGATCGAGGAAGCCATATCAAACGCGGTCGGCGAGGATCACCACAACCTGACCTTTGCCGATGCCGTGATGCCAGCCCCGGGTTATATGGCGGTGTTAGGCACCATCGTTTACGATGACTGACCGGCACGTAAGGCGCAGCGGCGAGGATTATGTCGAGGCGCTAGAAAACTTGCTGCCGCTTGGCCCGGCGTGGCCGCGCGAATACGACTCAACCTTGATGAAATTGATTGGCGGGTTTGCCGAGATATGGGGCGACCCGGTCGACGCCCGCGCCGCCGATCTGTTGGAGCGTGAAAGCGACCCGAGGCTAACCATCGAGTTGCTGCCCGATTGGGAACGCGCGTGGGGCTTGCCCGATCCTTGTTATACCGCGCCGCTAACCATCGACGAGCGTCATCTGGCGTTGATGATGCGGATGACGATGATCGGCGCGCAATCGCGCGAGTTTTTTATTAGCGCAGCCGCTCAAATCGGTTACGCGATCAGCATCACCGAGTATCGCGTTTTTGTCGTTGGCATCGACCGCGTTGGCGATGCGCGCGTGTACGGCGACGGCTCGATCCCGATGTTTAACGAATGGAACGTGCCGATAAAAAACGCGCGCGGCGATGGGCCCGTGCTGGAGGGCGACCTATCGGAATGGCCGAGTTATGGATTGGGCCCGCCGGAAAACCGCTTCTATTGGACCGTTCACGTTGCTCAAGCCAAGCTTGTTTGGTTTCGCTGCACCAGCGGGCAATGCGGCGTCGATCCGCATTTGCGCATCGGCCTCGCCGACGATCTCGAGTGTTTGCTCAATCGT